ACAGAAAGGGTAGTAACCTTAACGGTCAAAATACACCCCCACCAATTCCAACAGGAACTAATAATCCTGTTGACGTAAGACTCATTCTGTTTGTGCCGCCAGCAGAAAATCCTAACTGACCGCTACCAATCAAATACAAGCCCGTGGTTGCATCTCCAGTAAAGTTTAATGATGGAGATCCAGCAGAACCGTTTCCAAGCGTCAAGGACGATGTTGTAGCAATCGTTGATGTCTGCGCGTTATAGACGTTCGTTCCATCGCAAACCACAATAATGGTTTGACCTTGGGGCAAAACAACATTACTTCCACCGCCAGATGTTCTAAATGTAAGACTATACGCCCCAGACGTGCCATTTTGCAATGAATACAATTGAACCGTAGAAGGCACAACAACCGTGCAGTTGGAACTTAAGGTTCCGCTGTATTCTTGAATGATGTTTGCGCCCTCTGCCGAGGTCAAGGTAACTGTGCCACCTGTTACGTTCTTAGCAAGGGTAGTAAATGCAAATTGATTTGATCTGCCATACGCAAATGTATTGAAGCCAGTTCCATTACAAACAATAACCATTGACTCAGTCAATTGAAGCTGTTGATTTGCATTTCCATCAATCGTGTCAATACCTTGTGGGGTAATAGTAAGAATACCAGAGCCACCATTTCGAACAATAACAAACCAATTATTGCCAACACCCGAAGATGACGGAAGGGTCAATGCTCCAGCCCCACCAGTCCAAACAATAAAATTAGCTCTATCAGATGGCAATAAGGTGTAAGTAGAAGCAATTGTGGATAGGTTGTAAGCTTGGTTTAGGGTTGTATTTAAGGCGGCAAGTCCATAACCAGCCAATGTAGATGCGTTAGCAGAAGATGTACCCGCGCCAAATGTAATAACAGTCCATGTACCGTTGTCAGTGCTATTGTTTGTCAGGTAGATGAAGTTAGCAATACCAGAGGTAATCGTAGCAATCACGCCACCGCCAGCATTGGTTACATTAAATTGGTTGGAGCCAACATTTCGGATGATGATGTTTTGACCAACCGACACCTGTTGAGCAGACGGCAAAATCAAAGACAGGCTACCTACGGTGGCGGTGATGTCCATGATATTGGCAACAACGCTTGTGTCATTGCCGTTGATAGGCCAGTTAAGCGTGGTATTAACTGAAATGGACAATGACTCATAACCAACCTGAGATGGATTGATTGTTGAGCCAGTTAAAGGATTTACATAGTTGGTCATGGTTATGAGTCCACAGCTATAGTTTGTCGGTCACCCACTCGTGTGGTGTCTTCTGTCTTCAGTGCGGCAATAGCTTCTTTGTATTTTTCTTGGAAGATTTGACGCTGATCGTTTTTCAAGAATGGCATTGCCTGCAACAATGTTCCATACAACATTGCGTTGGGGGCATTGCGGGTTAACCAATTCGTTTGATTGTCAGATGACAATGGTTGGATGCGCTCGTAATACAGCACTTCAAAAGAATATGCTTGATCAGGTGTCGGAGCCAAGTACCAATTGTCGTAATCAATGTCAGAGTAAAACAATGGCAGACTTGTTTGGGTTGCGTCAGGCCAATAATTCTTTAGGTACTCAAACTTACGCAAGAACACTGGCTGTGCGCCGCTAGATGTGGTCACGTTCATAGAAACAGTCTTGCGCCATCTGGCAGGCTTTTGAAGCACAGGGTTGTTGGCACTCATTGTTGAGGTAGCAACATTCAACTGACCCAGCGTCTTAATCTGCTCAGCAATCTCAAACTCACACAAAGTAATGAAGGTTGGAATCGCGGCAACCGTAGCTGGGTCACTGCGCTCCAAATATTGAAGTACAGTGGAGTTGAGGGAATCATAAGTCATCACCCAGCTTGGAGTAGACATCATCGCCCTTTCATGGCTTTTTCCTTAAAAAGGTTCCATTACATTCTAAGGAAGTTTTGTGTTTGTGCCAAGATATTTAAAGCATTCTTGGTATTATGCTATAAGACCATTAATGTATTGAGTCTTGCCATCCACTTTCATGGCTGTCAACTCTTGTTTTTTGAGGTTGTTGGGGTCGTAGCTCACATGAACCCAGCCGCTGTCAGGGATGCCGGGGGTGTAGAACTCCAATATCAACTGCGTATAGTCCAAGTTGTACATAATCCATTGAGCAAGCTCAGCGTTAGGGACGCTAGGAATCTCAATATCAGCCGCCTGACCCTTGCAATGATCAGATGTCTTGCTACCCCCCACCGCCGCATTTGACTCAGGGCTACGGTAGCCAGAATTGACTTTGACACCCATACCATAGTGATCACGCACAGGCTGAAGAACCTTTTGAGCCAACAAGCGCAGGCTATCAATTGCTCCTTCGTCAGGGGTATTGTCCAAATTTAACCGCAATGCAGTCTCTGATTTGGTCAATTCATGTAAGCTAAAGTTTTCTGTAAGTTGCATTTTTTATTCCTTAATTAGCATTAAATTGGTTTAAAAAAATTATCTTCTGTCACATTTTCATTCTATCATTTGTCTTGGCGATTGTGCCAAATTTTTTAAGGAGTACGTTATGTACAAAGTTGAAATTGACATTGGTGATTGGTCTTGGGACGAAGATCAAAAAGTGACTATTGAAACAGATGATTTTGAAAAGGCTCAACTCATCGTTGAATTCGTTGAGTTCCAAAAAGATCACGGTTGGGCCGCCGACTATGATTTAGTTGAAGACTATGATGGCGAAGAAGAAGAAGTAGAAGAAGAAAATGGTGAGTACGCTGTCGGCGACATCGTTGAAGATGAAGATGGACTTGTTTGGGAATTAGTGGGATAATCTATCCGCAGTTGCCTGTAGGGAGTCTTCGGACTCCCTTTTTTTATTCGCCATTCGCGAATAACGAATCAAATATCATGATCGGACTCTATATCCCTAGCCAACTGTCTCCAGTCAAGACTGCGGGTATATAAAGAATATATACGTTCATCAGTTAGAGGTTCTGATCGACGATTGAGCCTATCGTTCGCTTGGGCTAAAGCAAGCTGAGTCTCATGCAAAATTTTATGCAACTCTTTTATTTCTGAGCGCAGATAAGTAACAAGATCATACGTCATAGATTTTGCCCCTAAATTCAATCTGACCCTCTGCCCATGTATGCACTAACTCAGGCCACAACAAACGTCCGTTATGGAATGTAAGCACAGCAAACCCTGAACGCCAATTAGTTGGAGATAGTTCAAGGTAGTTCTCAAATTGAGGGCCTGTCGGTTCGGCTAATGTTCCAGTATCCACTCCAAACCTTGTGCCGTTGTAGTCATCAAATGGAGTCACTTTAAGACTGTGTAGATGCCCAGTACAAATATTTACCCCGCTATTCACGGTGTTGTTATGGGTAGCGTGAATTCCACCCTTCCATCGGTGCTTGACAATCGTATTCTCCGTAGGCCAGCAAGCCCAGCAGGGTGTCCAAGCAGGAAAGTGATCCCTGAGACTAAACCCTTTTACAAACTCGTACTGTGGCGCATTTGCCGCCAAACGCGACTCGAATCTAGCATCATGATTTCCAAGAGTAAAAATCAATTGAGTATTGCTTCTAGCTTTCTTTGCGGCATCTTCAATCTCACCCATCGCAAGCTCGCAAGCCTTTAATTCTTGAATAACCGATGGAGTGGAATCGAAGCAGATCCTTGGATGCCTGCTGATCGAAGCGCCGTCAAAAATATCGCCATTGGCAATTACAGCCTGAGGGCGAAGCTCCTTGATCATAAAAAGAAGCCCCTTGTATGCCGTTGTGTGGATGCCGGGCCAAAAGTGCGCATCACTGAACACAATGACCGTGGAATTTAACATCCCCAAGTCTTTACGACTCACGCTAGGTTTTGTGGAAACATCTATTTTAGGTGTACGAGCTTCTAATGATTGCCCATATTTAACTTCCACATTGCGTCTGCGTTTAAGCACTGACCTTACACTTATATCAGCCGCTTTTGCTACATCAACAGCATAGCCATTATGACTCTTCCAAAGCTCAATAAATTCTTGGTCAGACAACTTCATAAAAGCTCCAAAGTTGCCAAAATATAAGTTATATCAATGACAAATTAGTGAAAGTTAAAGTAATTCTATTTTTTCTGATTTAAAGTGTTGTAAATGTTGTTATAAGCATCAATGCAAGCATTTAATTGCCTGATGGCTTTGTCTCCGTCGTCTGTGATGGCGATAAGATTTTTAGCAGTCTCTCCGTCAAGTTCGGCTGTTGCTTGAACGCTATCTCCGCTGGCAGGGGTGGGATTGTCGGAGGCTGGTACGGTGCAGGTGGTTTTGAGGCGCAACCTGAGAGTACCAGAATCAATAGAAGAATATAACTTTTGAGTTTTAAGTTTGGCATCATTGTTGGCTTTCACAAGTTGAGTTGAAGTAATATTAACGGCAGACGTTAATGCCCGCTCCCTCTGTCTAGCTTGAGCATTTAAGGTTGCAATCTCAAGTTGCTGGCGATTTTCCTCATGCTTTATGCCCATCAAATACGATTCATAGCCAAAGCCAAGAAAAGCACAAATCAGAGAAAGGATCACCCAAGGATTAAAGAGGCTTAGCATCATCAGCTTTCATCATTGCATCAGTCTTGTCTTTGCTTGACTTGCTTGAGCCATAAAAGAACGAAATGATCGTGGCTACCGCTGTACCTAGCAAGAAGCCAAGGATGATGTTGGCAAAGTCTCTACCGCCCTCTGGCAACAAAATAAATGTCACACAGAAAAAATAAAAGACTGAAGTAATAGCCCAAAACCACGCATACCAATAAATAAAATGTACGGCTGTTTTGTCATTGGGATTTATCGGTGCTTGCATCACGTTTTTCCTTTTCAATTTCTCTTCTCAGTCGTTCAACTTTTTGTATCTGCGCCTTCACTTCGTGCTTGGCTTCCAGAATATCTAGGTACATCATTGCAGTCAACGGAAACAAGAAGCCAACCAAAATCAAAAGAATAATTCCGTTAATCATGTCTTCCCCCACCGATTTAACAGGAGAAGCCACAACCACAGATACAGGAGGAATACCGCTGTTCCAATCAGGTACGCTGACTTTGCTTGAAGGTTTCTTTTTGCCTCCCGCCGTTGCCATTGCTTGTACCTCTGTTGCGCTTCTTGTTTTAACCTTGCTTGTTCTTGTTCTGCCGCAATAATCTCTCTAGTCTCAAATGTTCTGCTGTATAAAGCACCCATCTCTTTGGGAGCGTTGTACACCATACATTCCCTGATCTCAACCTCTAAAGCCGCCATCTGGTCTTGCGCCATGATCCGCTTTAAAGCCGCCTCCATCAGGTTGGCATTAGGGTCATAGACCGTCTTGCTTTTTTCTTCCTCTTCTCTGATATGTGCCGCTAACTGATCTTGAAGGTGGAAAAACGTCGTCAATTGCTCTACGATGCCTGTCATCACCTTGGTTTCGTCAACAGCTACATACTTTTCCTTCTTTTTCGCCACAGGCTGGATTGCGTCTGATCTGGTTGGCTTGGCTCCGAAGAGCCGCCTCCAAAAAGACTGCACCTGTTGGGCATCTCCGACAATTTCATCAACCGAGGACTTGATCTCCATGAAAGCGGTTTTGGCTTGTTTATAAAGCGCGGTTCCTTCACGGATTGCACTAACGCAAGCTTTGGCGGCGATGAGGATCGTGATTGGGTCAATTTATAGCCCCAGCAACTTTTTGACAAACTCTGCCGCAACACCGGGGCCAAACAGCACAGCCATGATGACCGCATAAAGCAAATACTCAATCTTGGTCATGCGCTTATCGCCATCAGCTAACGTCTTCTGAATAGCCTCATAACGCTCTGCGCAGATAGCTTCATGCACAGCAAGTTTTGTTTCTAATGAGTCCATGACCAAGTCCTTTTGTCATTCTTCAGAAACCACTTCTGGCTCTGCAACTACTTGATTTTTTGCTTCTTCTTGAATTGCTGTTACCAAATGGAAAACATCTTGGTAAGGTCGTGTGCCAAGGTAGCCAAGCACTTGGTTCAAAAGTTGTGTGGTGATTGAAATTTTTTCCATAGTTCACTCCAGAAGTTAGTTTAAAAGATTTTTTTCTTCTTTAATAAGAAGTTGTTGTGGGGATGCGGCATCTAACTCAATTTTCAGGGGATCAGTGTTTCCTATGATGATGGTAGCTTCTTGCGGTATCAACCCTATTTTTTGTAACGCCTCAAAAGCGCCGGGGTACAGCATCGCATTCCTCAGCTTGGCAGGGCTTGGATGACCTGTAGCCAATATCTCCGCATGGATTTCTCTAGCAACCCAAACCGTAAACTCGTTTGCGGCGTTAGCTTCAAACATCTGCTCGTCTGTGTAACCCTTAATTCTGGTGGGTTCTGCAATCATATACAGTTCATTAAGAAGCTTTTCAAGAATTGCTATTTCTTGCCTATTGAGTTCAAACGCTTCTTTTTCTTTTTCTTTGACGGATTCAACTTCAACCAATTCGGCTTGTGCAAGTGTCACTAAATATTTTGCCGCCCCAACTTCTTTTAAGTGTTCAATCTCTTCAATTTTTGCTTTGTACTTTAATTCAGACACGCGCTCAAGTGCGGCGGCACGAACACGACCTTCAAGAAAACCCTGAAGCACTTTGATCTTTTCCCAAGGGGTATTACCCTCAACTTGGTAGCGATAATTGAATTCTGAATTTAATTTTGATGGCATGATTTTTTATGTTGTTAAGAAGAAAAACTACAAGCGGCAAGACTATCTCTTGCGGTTCCTACTCCCGTAGTATTGGTAGCAACTACCCCAGTATTTGAAACTTTATTGGTTGTTGAAACCCGAACAAAACTAATATATCCATATCCAAAAATACCTTTGTCTCCGCCATAACCACAAGCGGCAAGTTGGGTTCTTGCTGTTCCTACTCCAGTAGTATCAGCAGAAACTACTCCAGTATTTGAAACTTTATTGGTCATTGATACATAACCACCATAACCACTTTCCCCATAACCAAAAATACCTTTATCTGTACCATATCCACAGGCGGCAAGATCGGATCTTATTGTTCCTACTCCCGTAGTATCGGTAGCAACTACCCCAGTATTGGATACTTTATTGGTAATTGAAACAGAACCAACAGAATCATTATATCCATATCCAAATATGCCCTTGTCTCCGCCATAACCACAAGCGGCAAGATTGGATCTTATTGTTCCTACTCCCGTTGTGTCAGCAGAAACTACTCCAGTATTTGAAACTTTATTGGTTGTTGAAAGACGATAACTAGAATTATTATTTCCATAACCAAAAATACCCTTGTCTCCACCATAACCACAAGCGGCAAGACCATATCTTGCAGTTCCTACTCCAGTAGTATCAGTAGCGACCACTCCAGTATTTGAGACAAGATTAGTCATTGATGCCACACTGCCAGTATACCCATATCCAAAAATACCTTTATCTGTACCATATCCACAGGCGGCAAGACCATATCTTGCAGTTCCAACCCCAGTAGTATCAGCAGAAACTACTCCAGTATTGGATACAAGATTAGTCATTGATACACCCAAAGAATCTGAATACCCATATCCAAAGATACCTTTATTCCCTGTACCAACTACATTAGCTTGACGAGTAAGAAAATAATTAGGTGCGCTAAACATGATTTTTTATGTTGTTAAGAAGAAAAACTACAAGCGGCAAGATCCCCTCTTTCGGTTCCTACTCCCGTTGTGTCAGTAGCAACCACTCCAGTATTTGATACAAGATTGGTTATTGATAGATCAATACCAGATATATACCCATATCCAAAGATACCCTTATTCCCACCATAACCACAAGCGGCAAGACCCCCTCTTGCGGTTCCTACTCCCGTTGTGTTAGTAGCAACCACTCCAGTATTTGATACAAGATTAGTCATTGATACAAAAGAACTTGTATACCCATATCCAAAGATACCTTTATCTGTACCATAACCACAAGCGGCAAGATAATATCTTGCAGTTCCTACTCCCGTTGTGTCAGTAGCAACCACTCCAGTATTTGATACAAGATTAGTCATCGATAACTGACCACTGGCAACTCCATAGCCAAAGATACCTTTATCTGTACCATAACCACAAGCGGCAAGACTATATCTTGCAGTTCCTACTCCCGTTGTGTTAGTAGCAACCACTCCAGTATTTGATACAAGATTGGTTATTGATACAGAAGAACCTGTACTGCCATAACCAAAAATACCTTTATTTGTACCATAACCACAAGCGGCAAGACCATATCTTGCAGTTCCTACTCCCGTTGTGTCAGTAGCAACCACTCCAGTATTTGATACAAGATTAGTCATTGATACAGAAGAACCTGTACTGCCATAACCAAAAATACCTTTATCTCCCCCATAACCACAAGCGGCAAGAATGAATCTTGCTGTTCCTACTCCCGTTGTGTCAGTAGCAACCACTCCAGTATTTGATACAAGATTAGTCATTGATACATTAGAACCAAAATACCCAGAACTTACATACCCATATCCAAAGATACCTTTATTCCCCGCACTGCCTCCAGTTGCCTTACGAGTAAGAAAATAATTAGGTGCGCTAAACATTATGCAAACGCCTGTGATGCAGTGCCATACCAGCTTGTGCCATTTGCAACAAACGACAAGATGTCTACAGCAGATGCTGTTGCAGTAATTGTTGGCGCAGTTCCAGCAGGCCACTTAACACCTGTGAATGTTGCTGTTGTCATGCCTGTTGCCGCCTGAGTCAAAATCAAAATAAATGACTTGCCTGCTGTTGCTGTAGGCATTGTGAACGTACAGGGTGTTGAGGCTGTCAATGTTGCCGTTAGCACCGTTCCATTGGTCAACGCAAGGGTGTTTGATGCACCAACAGTACTTAACGCCTGTAACGTCTCTGTGTAGTTAGTGATTGTTGGATTGGTCAGCGTCTTATTTGTCAGCGTTTCAGTTCCAGTCAATGTGGCTAATGTTCCACCTGTCGGCAGAGTTATAGCGGTTGTTGCAGAAACAGTTAGTGTTGTTGCATAAGCCCCAGAAATTGTAAGAGTGCTTGATGCGTTATTTGCAACACCTGTACCACCCTGCGCAGGAGTTATTACTGCCGCTGTGCTTAACAAAGTACCGCTAGTTGGAAACGTGACGTTGGTAGTCCCTGTAAGCGTTCTGGTATACGCAAAGTTGCCAGATGATGTAACAGTAGCCGCTGAATTATTTGCAACGCCTGTACCGCCATTAGCAGGCCCCAAAGTGCCAGCAAGAGTAACTGAACCAGTAGTCGCTGTATTGGGGGTCAAACCAGCCATGCTTGTCTGGAAAGACGTAACACCCGATGCAACCGCCGTTGTCCACTGAGGGGCGGTAGCGCCAGAATTTACTGTCAAGTATTGACCAGCGGTTCCAATACCAAGCTTAGTAAATGATGTGCCGCTGGCAAAGTAAACCAAGTCACCAGCAGTAAATGAAGTTAGACCTGTTCCACCATTACCAAGGGGCAGGGTTCCAGACACATCAGAAGCCAACGCAACAGCGCCAAATGTAGGTGCGCCAGCGGCATTGCCATGGAGTACCGTAGATGTTGTTCCAAGGCTTCCTAACACCGTTGGAGCGGTTCCAGCACCACCACCAAGTACAAGAGCGTTAGCAGTCAATGCTCCAGATGATGCCCAAGTTGATGCGCTAGAAAAGTAAGGAACTCCACCAGATGTTCCTGCTATGGTCAATGCAGGTGTACTTGTTGCCGTAGCTACAGAAACAATACCGCCAGTCCAGCTAACACTAGAAACAGTTCCCGCAACAGATGCTTTGGATGCAATTGTTTGGACAACACCAGATCCATCTTTATAAAACAACTTACCGTCGGCGTAATTTATGGCAAGTTCAGCACCAGATGCGCCAGTCGTTAAATTGCCCGAAGATGGCGTGTTAGAGGCGGTTCCACTTGCATAAATAAGTATTGGGGTATATCCTGACTGTGCCATGTTTTTTCCTTAGTTTGTCGTGATTTTACTTTAGAAAAATGCCAAAAAGTTACTATTGTTTGCACTATAAGCCCCAAAAATCCAACCAGTATTATTTCCATTATCTATATTTCCATTGGTTGTTGGTGCTCTCCACACTGCGCCACCAGTAGCCGCACTATCTTTTATACTTAAATAATTTGTAATAACAGTACCGCTTGGTTTGCTTATGGTAGCCTGATATGTTGCTGTTGATGAAGATAAAATAGTATTGTTAGTAGAATTACCATCTATAGATAAATTTGTAACATTTAATGTTGATGAAGATGTTGAATCTGCATAAAGTTTAATTGTTGCAATATTACCGCCAGAAATAGAAGGAATTACTTGTAAAGTTGTTATTGTTTGAGAAGTTCCTGATGCGCCAATAGTAAGAGCAGGTGAGCCAACAACAACATTTAAAACCACCAATGGAAAAGTAGCATTTGGAACATTAAAAGTTCCACCATTACTAAATTCAATAGTAGAACCAGTTAAATTAAATGTTGTTCCTGTTGTAGATCCAATAAATGATGTTGTTAATGATGTTGCTGTTATTTTTGAATTAATCGTTAATGTTTTTGTATTTGAGTTATTAAAATTAAAACTAGTTGCAACATAAAAATCAACGCTATTGCTATCAAAAGAAGATTGAATATTTAAATTAGTAAAAGTTGCCGAAGTTAAAACTTTATAAGTTACACCACTCCCTGCATTTATATTTACAGTGGCTGGCGCAATTACACTTCCAGTACTAGTGGTAATATAATTTGTTGATTTTAAAGTAGAAATTAAATTTAATGTTGTAAATGTTGTAAATAAACCACCAGATTGTTCTAAGTAACTTCCATATAATGAAAATGTTGAGGGGCTAACTGTTCCACTTAAATAACTACTAAGAAAAGATAAATCTACAATATAAGATGTCCCCAAAGATAAACTTGTAAACGATCCTCCAAAAGCAAAAGATAACGCTTGGGCTTCTGATCCGTTAGTTGTTCCATGTTGAATTAATACTGAACCACTACCATTTGTAATTTGAACATTAGACGTTCCAGTGTATGTAAATCCAGTAAGATCAGCCATAGACCAATAAGTAGCACTACCAGAACGTGTAATAACAATACTTCCAGTAGTTCCAAAAGCAATTGATCTTGTATTTGAATTGTTTGAAGAAAAAATGCCAAAATTAGTTAATGTAAAATTATTTAAATCAAGTGTGCCAGTTGTAAGTGTTATTGTTCTGCTAGTAGATGTTCCTACGCTTAAATTATCTTGTAATTGATAAGTAGCTGTTCCAGAAAACGTAATTGGGAAATCTAAATTTTTAGTACCAGAAGTTATTTGTTGCGTTCCGTTTGTAGCGGCAAATGTAGTTACAGATGTTCCTGCTGTTAATGCGCTTATTCCTGATGGAATAATTAAATTACCATAAATAGTTCTGGTGCTATTGCTAAATATTCCAGTAAAACCTGTTAAATTAATATTTTTAAATGTGCCTGACAATGCAACTATACCCCCACCAGACGAAACATTTATATTAAGCGAGTTTGTTTCAATGCCACTAGTAATTGAAACAGTTGTTGTGATGTTTGTTATATTTCCAGTTATATTAAAAGTTGGAGTTCCAGTATATGTAAAACCTGTTCCAATTGTCATACCTACAACAGTTGTTGTAGTATTGAGTGTATTTGTATAATTTCCACCGCCAAATATTATTGATCTAGTGTTTGAATTAGAAGAAGAAAAAATACCAAAATGGGTTAATACAAATCCGTTTAAATCAAGAGTACCTGATGTAAATGTAATTGTTCTTGATGAAGTTGTTCCTACACTTAAAGCATCTTGTAATTGATAAGTGGAAGTTCCCGAAAAGTTAATTGGAAAATTTAAATTTAATGTTGAACTTGTTATTTTTTGAATACTGTTTCCAACAGCACCTGTTCCATAAAAATATATTGTATTTCCTCCAGCGGTTATGGTCATCCCTGATTTAAATGTTAAATTTCCATAAACAATTATTCCAGTATTTGCAAATGATCCCGCAAATGATCCGCTAAATATTAAGTCTCTAACAACATTGCTAGAATTAACTGTAAGCGTACTTCCTCCAGCGCTAATGTTAAAACTTATGCTGTTTGCTTCTGTAATTGTACTTCCAGTGCTTATTGTTCTTGCGGTTGCAGTTGCATTTGTTACTAGTATTAAAGGAGTTCCTGTAACGCTATATGTTGTTCCACTTGCAAAAACAGTGCCTGTTCCAGACACTGAGATAGTGTTTGTTCCAAATGCTAACGTGCCCGCAAACCCCGACATTGTGTAAGTTAACGCGCTAACACTCGTTGAAAGAGTAACAGTTGCCAATCTACAAGTCCATACTACCGTTCCATCTGTAACGGTAGTTCCCTCTGGAGTAGGCCAAGTAGGTTCATATGCACTTGTTGTTCCAGCAGTAGTTACTTCATAATAGTAACCATTTCCTGTAGTTGGGCTTCTAATTGCGCCTAAAGATAAAGCTGTTAATGCTGTCCAATTAGGGGCGTTTTTACTTGTGATAAAAACAGTGTCCCCAGTCGCAAAAGTTTGTGTACTTGCGCCGCCGTCTGTGGTTGCCCATTTGGTAGACGATGTGTCCCAATTACCAGTTCCACCAACCCAATATCTGTTTGCCATGATTAAGCCTGTGTAGTTACTGCAATAACATCCCAACGGGTGTTATTAGCGTTGTAAATACAACCAACATACGTTGTTTTACTTGCTGTTGTTGTTGTTGGTAAAGTAACTCCAATTACAGTGTATGTGGCATCCCAAGTCAGTGCTCTAGCTGTTCCGTTATCAAGCAATCTAAATATTAATTTGTCACCATCAACAGGCGTTCCTGTTGGCGCATTAATGGTAAGTCCTGCCGCCAATGCTGTGTAAGCGTATACATCAGCAGTTGCAATGCTTGGCGTTAAGGTTGATGCGGAAGCGGCAGATGTAACTCTCGGGTCGATTCTTAGCGCAGAGGCTGTTGCGGTTGTTGTGGTAAGCGTGATTGCGCTTGATCCAGCAAATGCACTAGAGTTATTGAATTGAACTTGAGTGTTTGAGCCGCCGGGCGACCCTCCTCCCCCACTAGGAGCCGCCCAAGACGCCGTTGTTCCATTGGAGGTCAACACATATGTGCTTGCACCAATAGCAAGTCTTGTAGCGCTGTTTGTGCCGTTACCAAGGATTAAATCACCTGTAGAGGTAATCGGTGACAATGCATTAAAAGCGGCAGACGCTGTTGTTTGACCAGTTCCACCATTTGCAATTGCAACAGTTCCAGTTACGTTGGCGGCATTGCCAGTAATATTACCGCTAACAGCACTTCCAGCAATAGCAATATTGGTGTTTGTAACTGATGTAACTTGTCCTTGGGCATTTGTAACAAAGACTGGAACCGCTGATGCTGATCCATAAGTCCCCGCTGTTCCAATATTAGTAATTGAAAACTGATTAGTAGAAAGCGTTAAACCCGTTCCAGCAGTGTATGTTTGAACCGCCGCAAACTGGATAAATGTAATGCTGGTTGTACCAACAGTAATAGGCAATAACGTCTGTTGCACCCATGATGTATTTGCATTGGTTGTTCCAGACAAAATTAATAACAAATCACCTGCATCAATCTCATTTATGCCTGTACCGCTTGTGTCGTAGTCAGTAGCACGGGTTAGAACATACGCAACACTTACAGTACCTGCTGTTGTTAATGTGTAAACCCCATTAAATGCGGCGCTTGGTGTAGTGTTGTTTGTATATGCACCAGTTTCATTTTTAATCAATATGCGCTTACCAACATCGCTTGATAAAAATGTGTAACCATCAATCGTTAATGTTCCAGCCGCATTAGCTGTTATCGTTGCTCCAACTCCACTTGTGCCATTGTTGTATGTGTAAGCCGCAGATAAAGCCGTTGTGGTCGCATAATTACAAGCCGCATGAAAGTTAATTCCAGTAGCAATTGAATCAGCATATGACTTATTAACAATGTCTGAGCTTGAGCTTGGCGTAGTTGAAATTGTTCCAGTTGTAAGTGTTACAGATGTAATGTCTGTATTTGCACCACTCTGTGCGGCGCTTAAATTTGATCTTGCACTTGCGGCAGATGTAGCCCCAGTACCGCCATTTGCAACCGCAACAGTTCCAGTTACGTTGTCGGCTGTACCAGTGGTGTTTTGATTAAATGTAGGCCAAGTAAAGGTTCCAGTGGAAAAATTACCAGATTGAGGTGTCCCCAAAATAGGAGTGGTAAAACTTGGCGATGTAGCCAATGCCACAACAGTACCACTGCCAGTAGTTGAATACGATGTTCCCCAAGCCGATCCTGTTGAATTAGCAATACCAGCGGCAGGATAAGTCATTCCACCACCACCAGTAGCCGATAAAGTTCCAGCAGTAAATGAAAGGTTTGTTCCAATTGTTACGCTACTAAAGCCACCAGAACCATTTCCATAAAGAATTGCAGATCCGCTTGTTGCGGGCGCATAGTCAGTACCCGAAGTAGCCGCTGAAATAGCTGTTCCATCACCCTTTAAAAGCCCTGTAACTGATGTACTAAGGGTAATGGCAGGGTTTGTAGTTGGATTGGCTACAGAGCCTGCAAAACCGTTTGCAGAGGTAACAGAAACACTTGTAACAGTACCAGCCGCACCCCCACCACCAGTTGCACTTAATGTTCCACCAATAAATGTTAAATTTGAGCCAATCGTTACGTTACTAAATCCACCTGATCCATTACCATAAAGGATTGATGTTCCGCTTGTTGCTGGCGCATAGTCAGTGCCAGATATTGCGGCAAATATTGATGTTCCATTACCCTGCAAAAGACCTGTAACCGATGTACCAAGAGTAATAGCAGGCGTTGTTGTTGGATTGGATACACTTCCCGTAAATCCACGAGCCGAAACAACAGAAACATTCGTAACGGTTCCAGAGTTAACAGAACCGCTAGAAGCCAATGTAATTCGACCTTGCTGATCAACAGTAATGTTTGCATTGGTATAGGAGCCAGCCGTTACCCCTGTGTTGGTAAGAGAAATAGTTCCCGTCGTGTTGATTGGCCCACCCGTCAATCCAGTACCTGTACTAACTTGAGTAACAGTGCCAGCGCCAGCGCCACCCGATTGGGCTATTGCCTGCGCGGTAGTTTGTACCGTTACACCATTTTGAACAATAGGCACAGCCTCAGTACCAGTTAAGGTCTGAGCGTTTGGTAATTGGGTGATGGTTACTTGTGCCATTATGGTTGTAATTGAATTATGTCGTTGTTGCCATCATTTTGAGGATTTTGATTGTTTTGCTGGGTGCTAAGTATGTACTGACCATAGCCACCAGTGTCAATGTCATTTGGATTCGTTGCCACACTTACGTCTGGACGAGGAAATTTTAAAGTAATCTTCTCAGTTTTCCTAGCAGGCAAACGATAAGGATCTTTTTCATCAGCGCAATTTTGACGACAAACAGACAGACCGGGGAAGTTCGGGTCAGGCTGAGCCTCATCTATCGCCCTCTTCATACGGCATCTATCGCAAATAAAAATTGCAATACTGGCATTTCCGTCAGTATTAAGGAATCTAGGCATGATTACCTCGTGTACACGCCAATATTCGGCGCAAGGTAAATCGGTGATTTGTCGCGCTCTTCCTGCTCCGCCATGTTGAAATACTTTTCGGCTTGACCTTCCAAGTATTGAATACGGGCTGGTTCAACAGAAGGCAAAATCTGAGCCATTTGATGAGCCAGCATATTTTGGATTGCCATCAACCAACGATCAGGTATAGCTAACTGACCATTTAATCCGCCAACGTCTTGAATTTGGGCTGAATACCACACAACCATCTGCACAAAAGCGCTTGATGGGGTAGGCCATATCGTGATGGTTGCCTGCGGAATCGTTCGATTTAACCAATATTGGTAAGGCTGATTGGCAGTGAAATTTTTGTTTGGCAGGTTGGTGTAATCATCACGGTTCAATCGAGCCATTGTGATTTCAGTGCTGTTTGTGCCAAAGTAAAGCTCACGCAATGATAAGGTTGTTGTGCCAGTTGCCCGCATGCGGTAATACTGCACGTTTGAGCCGGGGTCAATGTCCTGCCAAATCCATTGCCCATCAGTCACAGACACCGAAGTTCCTGTGTACAAAGTCACCCAAGTAATATTATCCAAAGATGACTCAAAAACATAGTTCCATGTCTGACTTCCGCCGCCAGAAATGTAAGGCATAAAACCAATAGAACCAATGTAATTGGTATTACCAGCACCATAATCAATGGATATGTTGCCAGCCGCACTGGTTTGTTGGCAATAAGTGGTTGTATTGCCATCAAAAGCATTTCCAACAACCCCGCCAGCAGATGATGTATATGTGCCAGTTGGACGAGTCATTGTCCTGTATAGGGCGTTTAAAACGTCATTCCCACCCACTGGAAGCTGATACTCATAGTCATTAGGAATCAAACCTAAAACAACCTTTTGAATGGCAAAATATTGAATACCTTGGTTGATCAGGTTGCTCAACAAATAAAACAATGCTCTCTTAACAGAAACTACCTGCTCAACAGTTAATTCCTCAGCCAGCTTTCCAGCACGACGAGCGCCATCATCAATCAGGTTTTGGACTGATATTGTGGTTTGACCAACCGTGCCTGAATATGCCATGTTTTCACCTTACCAGCATGAGTTGTTCTTGCCTTTAGATGCGGTTGATGTACCACAATCTTTTAGGCTGATCTTGCCACCCTTGGCATATGAAGAGGTACTGCGCTTGACTGCACTGATCCTGTTGCCCAAGCTACTCAATTCGCTTGAAATGTCACGGGCTATACGTTCGTCTTTAGTCAAATTTTGTTCACGGTCAGCATACTGCCAGTTTTTGCCCTTGTTATACATTTCAGACATTTCAGCATGACGTTTTTCAAGGTTTGGCAGGTCAGCGCGATCACGCTCAATAGCTTCTGACTTGATCTTTTCGTTACGAGCCTTAACATCAGCCATAGACTTTTGTTTAAAAGCCTCACGATCAGCTTTCATCTCAGCGCCAGTCTTTCTAGCACCTGAACTGATATTTTTTAAAGCGGCATCAATAGCGGCTTTTGATGTTGGACTTTGTTTGTAATCGCCAGTCATGCTCATGATGTTTCCTTACCAATTAGGTGAAGATTTGTTTTTTTGATGCGTCTTTACTTTGCAGTTGTTCAAGTTGACTTTGCCACCTTGTTTATAACCGTCTTTTTGACCAGAAAGAATCAAACCACCAACATTTTCGCCAGTGGCTCTTGGTACATCACTCTCTTCAATTGAAGAACCACCAATTGCGTTTGGGGTTCCTTGAGGCTGATTCATTTCAACTCTCCTGTCTTTTTTTACCAACCGGGGCAGTTCCAACGCTTCAACGATGCCTTGGCTCTTGGTGCATCACCCTTTGAGTGCTCCACCACGCCGCTCATTCGTGCGCAGAAAGAATCTTTGCGAGAACCGCCTTGAGGCTGTGGAGCCTTCAAGTGGCTACCAGTCTCTCGGTTGTATTTTGCCCGTCCTTTGGCCGTCAATCCAGCACCCTGTTTGACAGACAACTTCTCGCCACGACCAACAGAGAGTGATGTATTTTTTGCCATGATTACCAGCAAGACTTTGTTGTTTTGCCGCCTTCTTTTTTCTTTACTGTTTTGGCTGATTGCTTGAAGGCATCAGCCGTTGGCGCACCTTTTGCGCCCGGCTTACGCATTTTTTCGCCAGAGCCTTCAGCAATTCTTTGCTGTTTTGCATGAATGTTTGCATATAGTCCGCCTTCTTTCATTTTTTTGGTTGAAAATAATTTTTCCACAATTTTTAACCTTTCAGGTTTAGTTGTTGCTTGGCTGACAATCTTCAAGCGCTCCGGTTTACTTTTGCCTTCTTCATAAAACCCAGCTTTTTTTAAAGATTGGACAACTCCGCCATCCTTCATTTTTTTATCAGCCTTGACAAACTCTTCGCCAACCTTTTGAGGGACACCACCAAAGCCGCCCTTTGTGTGAGCGGCGGCTTCCATCAAACGATGCTGAGAAGGTGATTTGCTTGGCATGATTAGTCAGGGTTCTTGATGATAACAATGTTGAAGTTTGCCGTTACATTGGATAAGTTTGTGGCGCTTGCCCGGACTTCGATGTCTGTTTTTTCCGTAAAAACTAACGGGTAATTCAACGGGATGGTAAAAGAACCGCCGTTTGCGCATCTGCCTTGAATTGTGTTGTCAAAAACCCCGCCCAACGGTCTACTGTACAAACCAATGCTTGTATATGCATTAGCGGTAGTAACACCGGAAGAACAGAGAAAATCAAAAATGTAACCCGTATATCCAGCAGGAACGGTGTAAATACAAGCCGTTGCGCCGCCATCAGCGGT